CTCAGATCTCATTAGATTGTTCTATGATCTTAGAAGTCCAATTATTTATAGAGGCAGGACAACCATGCAGTTCGAACAATCATTAATATCCGATAGAAACCAGAACTACCACTTCACTGACTGCCGGCCAAGCTGCTATCGGCACAGCCCAGTCGCAGCACAGTGATGAATACATCGTGTGCCGGCCGCACGCACAGTAGAGGAACTCACAAACAGACTCGTCATGCAAACAACAAAATAAAGAAACTCAAAACAAGAAATAATGTAGCAGAACAGGCTCCAGATGCACTGACTAACTCGCTAGTCACTAACAGTTACAACAACATACCACTCGCAATGGTTCAAGCAAAGCTTAGGATGGACAGTATATCACACAGGGGGAACAGTCCTGTGATCAAGAGACCTCCAATGCCTTACATGTTAGCAAAACTAAGCGTCCGACAGCGTAAACCACCTACCCATTCGGGATATCTACGGGGGCTGCACTCATCCAAAACACACAAGAACGATAGAATGGAGTTGTTCTCGTGTGCCCTAGACCGCCTTCCGCGATTGACCTCGGTGCGCTGACTTCTTCCGTCGTGCTAACAGGGGCATCAAACTGAGAAGAGTATTTCAAGCCACCCCTCCTCAGATCCATGTCTTCCTGCTTCGTAACTACTTCGACAGTGATCCAGTAAAAGAAACAATTAAACCAAAATGCTACTACATATGACCCTAAAGTTAATACACAGATAACAATGACGAGTTCCTCGGCCGCCTACGCTACCTTACAGCATGAATACTCTGCAGAATAGCCATATGAATCCGGCTCCAAACACGCTCAGATTCAGGACCAATGCAATGGTACCATGTTCTCGGCATAACCAACACCAGCCTTGGAACAACCATTGCAGAGGTAGACTAAGTACGTAGAGTATCCATTTTACGATATCCCACAGCCACCAACATAACGTGACAGGTATCATCAGAAGCACTATGTACTTGCCTAAAGACATGAACAATAGTGAACCAATGATAGGCATGGTTGCAGGACTAATGAGGGAGTACTTCAAGTTGAGATATAAAAAGGCTCTCTTAATTATGCAATACCAAGCATAGACCGGTACATCGTACACAGTCTCTCCAAACATGCATACATAAGAAATGGCCCCCAGAAGAAGACAGACTCCACCCACAACAAATGGAACAATAAGCCAGGCGGGCAAGCCCAACCAAGCACCAATAGGCTTCTCAGCAGCTGCTTCTTTGGGAACAATCAGTACAGCGTGCTGCTTCCTGCGGAACCAGGAGTCTGTAATATGAACTCGGAGTGGCGGTATATGTGGACAAGGTGTCTTCTTGACGCGGCGATTCCTCCTAACATCTGACATCTCATATGCGGGTACAGATATATCCTCACATCCGTGACGAGGGGAATCAACCACTATATGTTGACCGTTGTCCAAGAGCATGGGAATCTGGTCATACATCAACTCATCGCTTCCCTGGTAGTGGTCAGCTAGCCAGGCATCGTACGTGTAACCATCTCCATTGAGTTGATTTGACTGACGCAGGTACTCATAGACCGCATGGTAAAGACATTGGTTCCTCTCATCGACACCAACTGTCTCTCGCGAGTTACGGGGGGAGAAATAATTGAGAATGGCTTCCCAACCGCTGAAATGATTAATGGCCCCTACCTCCTCAACCTCCATTGAATATTCATTGGTAAGCGGGCTCTTCAAAACTTCAGGAGTGTAAAATGGTGAGTACTCACGGTATGGCAGGTCAAACTTACGGCAATAGTCCCTAAGTCCGTATTCCATTTGAGGGACATCATCGAATTCTCCGCGATAAAAGGTATGGAACCATATATTTCTGAAGTGTACTGAGGTGCATTGTCTATTGGTGGGCTCGTGTTTCTTAGCAAGCCACAAGAGCGCGTCGTAAAGCTCTTTATTACCGACAGCACGTGGCAGGTAGGATAGGATTGTGGCGTAACCGACTTCCTCATCATGCTTCGAAGTCATACGGTCATAATCAACTTTCCAACACACGCGACTTAATACGTACTCGGTATCATAGCGCAGCATGTCCTCTGGTTCAGGTGCGATGGTACTATCAAAATGGTAACGGCGGGATGGTCCGACCAGAATACCGCAGAATGAGGCGTCATCGAGCGTGTTGAAGACTTGGAGCTTCTGGAGTGTGCCAATAGATTCGGCTGCGTCAATAAATTCGGATGCCTTCACGGAATAAGTTCCTCCGCCTTCAAGTGGTATATCAGCCGTATAAAGCGAATCATCACCTTCGACGACACAACGGAACTTGTCAAGGTCAACTTCCTGACCAGAGCACATCCTAATTATTGAGCAAATCCAAGTGAAATTGACAACCCAATTTCCTGCAGACGTGTGTTCTTGCCCTGAAAGTCGCATGGGATCAATGTACAACTCAAACTCAGAGCAAGAGACGTGATATCTATTGTTGATATACTTATCCCACAGGTCTACAATCTTCTGTTCCTCATCCTGCGTACCAGCTAGTGTTGCAAAGAATGGCAGCTCAATATCGGTCATATGCTGCGCATTCACTGTGGATTCCATAGACGTAATATCACCATTGGCAACACGTGAAGTCCCAAACAAATTCTGAACATACTGCGTACGCTCTTTCTCAGTCATATGCTTCACAGAGAATTTATTCTTCGTGAGATCATCTACTCCGAACAAGCGGCGTTGGGCATTCATCAAGAGAGCATGACAGAAACCTCGGGCAGCAACTTTAGGGCACATTATATAACGCAAGGGTGCAAATTTAGCGTAACCCTCACCTTTAACAAATACGCCGATCTCAATGCACAAATCGAGCATGGCTTGGAATAATGGTGAGTGACGGTCTTCAAACATTGCAATCCGAGCTCCCTCAATATAAGCGTCAATGTCCTTCATTGAGTTGAAGCGTAAACGTGCATGATCAGCACACTCTCGAAGGACTTCTTCAGGAGTAAGTATAGGCACTTGCTTCACGCGAGGTTCCATGTACCTCAAAATCCGAGTCACCTCCTCACGAACAAGAGCACGAGCGGTATGCTCGTCATACTCCACGCCATGCAAATAGTGGGTCTTGCGACCTACCTTGCGCATGCGTTTAGCGAAGGCTTTCAGATATTCAGCAGGTGTGCGAGCAGGAATGTAAAGTGGGTGAACGATTCCTTTCAGCTCGGGGAAAAGCAATCGTGCTACGTAATGAGCCTTGACCGGATCTCTGGCAGTGCGCCATTTCACGGCATAAGGTGACTCACCCTGGTCAGGGGTATTCTGAGATCCGATGGCATAGACGCCAGGCACAATTGGGCGGTAGGTCGATATGACACGACAAAATGCAGAGAAGCTCGTAGTAATGTGCTGATTGCGATGGCAATAGAGCGCGGCTATAGCTTCTAGCTTAGTGTTTGTATCATGCGAGGCTTTGGGCTGATCCATTAATCCACGTGCTACTGTCATGAAAATGCTATCAATAAGGGTCTGATAGTCACGCACCGTAGATTGAGCGAAACATCTTGTGAACAGCTCATGCTCAATATCGACCTCCACAGTCAAAACAGGTTCACCAAAACGAACTTCATGCTTAATAGCGTGAACATGTGGGGATAAGACATTCGCAACACACACAGGCTGGATGAAGTACTGGAATGCATATACAAGTGGGATCCATGTCGGGGGCTGGACGGCTGAGATGAAGGCAGGGGTACCAATACCATACACTTTCAGCGGCGGAATGACAAACAACTCTCTGACACTGCCAATCAACTGCTGAAGGTCTCTGTATATATCTCCAGTGGTAGCGGTAGGCTTCGGCTTTTCCTTAGCTTCGGCCTTGGTTTCCTTAGCGTTACCATTGTTTATGATAACGCTAACGGGTCTAACAAAACTGTTACAGTCGTTCCTTGACTGTCTTTGCACAGTATTCCGATCATTGCGACAATGAGCGGTTGCCTCATAAGAACCTGCGTGGCTTGCAGGCGAATGGCCTGAG